CTATTCAGTAGGGCAAGAGGTTTATGGTGGTCATACTATTTGTGATGTGGTTGAAGAAAAAGATAAGTATTGTATTTATATTAAAAAACAAGATACTGTTATACCTTGGAAAGATTTTAATAAAAACATGGCTATATCTATTGAGTATAATTTAGAGTATTAATGAAAGCTTATAAAGACTATGTTATCACTCCTATTGGCTCACGTTATAGCAACACTAAAAAGGTTGGCAAAAAAGACTTAATATTAAACACCGAGGTTTACAATCACCAATTTGTTAATAGGCTCGCAAGGGTTATTGCTACTCCAATGTTATTCTCATCACCTATTAACGTGGGTGATGATATAATAGTACACCACAATGTTTTTAGAAGATGGCATGATGTAAAGGGTAGAGAAAAAAACAGCTCAGCTTATTTTAATGAAAATAGATATATAGTATCTAACGATCAAATATTTTTATATAAACATAAAAATGAGTGGAAAGCTATGCCAGGTTACAGTTTTGTTAAACCTTTAAAAGCAACAAGCAAGTTTAATACTGAAGAAGAAAAACCACTTGTTGGTGTTGTTACATATAGTGATGGAACATTTAATAATTTCTATACTAAAGAACTCGTGGGGTTTACACCTAATAGTGAGTACGAGTTTGTTATTGATGGAGAAAGGCTTTATAGAGTTATGAATAAATTTATTACAATTAAATATGAATATAAAGGAGACGAAGAAGAATATAATCCAAGCTGGGCACAAAGCTGTTGTTGAACTAATTAAAGTTGCAAGAGAAGAAATAGTTGATTCAGACGAAGATATATCAGCAGATAGATTAAAGAACGCAGCCGCTACAAAGAAGCTAGCTATATTTGATGCGTTTGAAATATTAAACAGAATCCAAGAAGAAGAAGCGATGCTTGAAGACAAGCCTATAGAAGAAAAGAAAGAGAAGACATTCAAGGGGTTTGCAGAAGGTAGATCTAAGTGATGTATAAGCAGTCTCTATACAAGATAATAGATCCAGTAAGGTCTAACGTTATAAAAAGACTAAACAAGTCTAAGAAGTGGGATTATGGCTACAACAAGGATAACGATATAGTTGTTATATCTAAGACAGGTCAAATTGGTGATATATTAGAAATACAAGGTTTTAAAATAGCCTTACCTAAAGAACCTAAAGATATATATTCTTGTAGTGAAACTAATTCTGAACAAAAGTGGAAACAGTTTCCAGCTAATCCTGATTTTAAGAAAATTAAAACAGTGTTTGATTGGCAAGAGTATCCAGAAGACTTTAAAGAAAAACACTACAGTTATATAGACGAGGAGTTTAAAAGAAGAGAAGATGGGTTTTGGTTTATGAATAGTGGTGAACCCACGTATATAACAGGCACGCACTACATGTACTTACAGTGGAGCAAGATTGACGTTGGTGCTCCTGATTTTAGAGACGCAAATAGATTGTTCTTTATATTCTGGGAAGCCTGTAAAGCAGATGCGCGGTGTTACGGTATGTGCTACTTAAAAAATAGACGATCTGGTTTTTCTTTTATGAGTTCAGCTGAAACAGTTAACCTAGCTACATTAGCAGGTGATAGTAGATTTGGTATATTATCTAAAACAGGTAGTGATGCTAAAAAGATGTTTACAGATAAAGTTGTACCAATAAGTTTAAATTATCCATTCTTCTTTAAACCAATACAAGATGGTATGGATCGTCCAAAGTCTGAACTAGCGTATAGAGTTCCTGCTAAAAAGTTTACACGTAAGAAAATGAGGGAACGTGAAGAACAAGACGACATGGAAGGATTAGATACAACTATTGACTGGAAGAATACAGGTGATAATAGTTATGATGGTGAAAAGCTTTCTTTATTAGTACACGATGAGAGTGGTAAGTGGGAAAAACCTGATAATATAAAAAATAACTGGAGAGTTACAAAAACTTGTTTACGATTAGGTAGTAGAATCATAGGTAAATGTATGATGGGATCAACAAGTAATGCTTTAGATAAAGGAGGAGAGAATTTTAAAAACTTATACTACAATTCAGATGTTACAAAAAGAAATAGAAATGGACAGACTAAGTCGGGATTATATTCTTTGTTTATTCCTATGGAATGGAATTACGAAGGGTTCATTGACGAATACGGAACACCCGTTTTCAATACTCCTGAAAAACAAACATCTGATCCACACGGAATAGAAATAGATTATGGTGTAATAGATCATTGGGATAATGAAGCAGATGGACTTAGAGACGATCAAGATGCTTTAAATGAATTTTATCGTCAGTTTCCTAGAACAGAAGAACACGCGTTTAGAGATGAAACTAAAAATAGTTTATTTAACTTAGTGAAAATATATGAGCAAATAGATTATAACGAAGGAAACAGAAACTCATCTGTATTAACCACTGGAAATTTTCAATGGGTAAACGGAGTTAAAGACACACAAGTTGTTTTTAATCCAGATCCAAAAGGTAGATTTAAAGTAAGTTGGGTTCCTACTGGTAGAATGCAAAACAACGTTATATTAAAAAACGGAGTAAAATATCCAGGAAACGATCACATGGGAGCATTTGGATGTGACTCATATGATATATCAGGTACAGTAGATAAAAGAGGATCAAAAGGAGCTTTGCATGGATTAACTAAGTTTTCAATGGAAGATGCTCCAGCTAACACTTTCTTTTTAGAGTATATAGCTAGACCTCAAACAGCTGAAATATTTTTTGAAGACATTCTAATGTCCTTAGTGTTTTATGGAATGCCAATACTAGCAGAGAATAATAAACCTAGATTATTATATTATTTAAGAAGAAGAGGTTATAGAGGATTCAGCATGAACAGGCCAGATAAAATCTGGAACAAACTATCAGTTGCGGAAAAAGAAGTTGGTGGAATACCAAACTCTAGTGAAGACATAAAGCAAGCTCATGCTGCTGCAATTGAAATGTATATTAACGACCACGTTGGTCACTTAAAAGATGGTACCTATGGTGCAATGTACTTTGGTGAAACTCTCAACGATTGGGCTAGGTTTGATATAAACAAAAGAACAAAACATGACGCTTCAATAAGCTCTGGCTTAGCTATTATGGCTTGTAATAGACACCTATATAGACCAAACAGAAATATAGAAAAACAACCGGTAAATATAACGGTATCAAAATATAATAATAAAGGATTTTCATCCGCATTAATTAAAAATAAAGCATGAGGCCACATAACAATACTTTAATAAACTTTCCATCTCAAGCCGTTAGTGACATTGAAAAAATGTCTCAAGAGTATGGGTTAAAAATTGCTAACGCTATAAAGCGAGAATGGTTTGAGGGTACTACAAGTAAATACAATGGACATCAAAATAATTTTCATCAATTAAGATTATATGCTAGAGGAGAACAATCTGTTCAAAAGTATAAAAACGAGTTATCAATAAATGGTGACTTGTCCTATCTAAACTTAGATTGGAAACCAGTACCTATAATATCAAAGTTTGTTGATATTGTTGTTAATGGTATGGCACAAAGATCTTATGAAATAAATTGCTACTCTCAAGATTCTTATGGTATAAGTAAAAGAACTGAATATATGGAGTCTATGCTTAGAGACATGAACAGTAAAGAGTTCAATGTGCTAGCTAAACAAAACTTTGGTGTAGATTTATTTGAAAACGACGAAGAGAGCTTACCTGACACAGAGGAAGAATTAGCATTACACATGCAACTTACCTACAAACAGGCTGTTGAAATAGCAGAAGAACAAGCTATTAACGTTTTGTTAGAAGGTAGCGATTATGAATTAATTAGAAGAAGATGCTTGTACGATTTAACGGTGCTTGGAATTGCAGCAACAAAATCAACATTTAACTTTTCTGAAGGCGCTAAAGTTAAATATGTAGATCCAGCTAATTTAGTTTATTCTCATACTGACTCTCCTTATTTTGATGACATATATTACGTTGGAGAGTTAAAAGAAATTCCAATAAATGAACTAGCTAGAGAGTTTCCTAATTTAACAGAAAATGAATTAAAAGAAATAACAGAAAGATCTAGTAATTATATAGAAACTAGAAACAATAGGGATAAAAACAAGGTTCACGTCTTGTATTTTAACTTTAAAACTTATCAAAATAAAGTTTACAAATTAAAAAAGACAGGATCAGGCGCAGACAAGGTTATACAAAAAGATGACACATTTAATCCACCTGAAGATAAAGATGGTAATTTTAGTAAATTGCAAAAAGTTATTGAGTCTTTATATGAAGGTGTTTACGTACTAGGATCTAACAAGCTGTTAAAATGGCAGATGGTAGAAAACATGATGAGAAGTGAGTCAGATTTTAGTTCAGTTAAAATGAGTTATCAAATAGTTGCACCAAGAATGTACAACGGTAAAATAGAATCTTTAGTAAGTAGAATAACAGGTTTTGCTGATATGATTCAATTGACGCATTTGAAGTTACAACAAGTTATGGCTCGTATGGTGCCAGATGGTGTTTACTTAGATGTTGATGGTTTAGCAGAAATAGATTTAGGCAATGGAACAAACTACAATCCGCAAGAAGCACTAAACATGTTTTTTCAAACTGGTTCTGTATTAGGTAGAAGTTTCACGTCAGATGGAGATCAAAATCCAGGTAAAGTACCAATACAACAAATACAATCATCAGGAGGTGGTAATAAAATGCAAGCATTAATTGGTAATTATAATTACTACTTGCAAATGATAAGAGATGTAACTGGTTTAAATGAAGCTAGAGACGGTAGTATGCCAGATAAAAACGCTTTAGTTGGTGTACAAAAA